TATAAATGAAGTATTAAAACTTAATAATTTCTGTTCAGGATGCATGAATGGAAACTATAATGATAATAAATTGCTAGAATGGTAATTAAATTTCGTAATTAAATTTCGTAATTAAATTTCGTAATTCAAGACCGACACTATCTTTTCATTTTCATTCTTTTTCATAGAAATTGGAAGACACCAATAATTACTTATTTCATATAAATTTTCATAAAGTATAATATTGTCGTTTTCTAAATCACTATAAATGTCTTCTTTACTTCTAAATGTATCTATTAAAAAATAATTCGTTTCACTTTTTATGTATTTTATTTTACTACTATCAAATCTTTTTGTAATGTATTCAGATGCAGTCTTTATTTTATTTCGTGTTATATCCGAATAATTTTTATCAGATAATGCTTTAATAGCCATTTTTTCATTTAATGAATCAATTTGATTAACAATATTTTTATTTTCTATAATTTCAGCCAACTCTGAATTTGAAATCAAATAACTTATTGTAAGTGATTCAACACTATAAAAATTATTTAAACTTCTCATAACTATCAAATTTTTATATTTATTTATATATTTTGAACCATCAAATCTATTTTCGTTAATACTAGATTCAAAATGCCGTTGGTCTAATATTACTAAAATATAGGATGGAACTTTCAGCATTAGTTCTTCAAACCTCTTTTTTGTAATAGATACACCAGTCATCGTTCCTGGACTTGAAATATATAACATTTTGGTATTTGATTTAATATTTGTATCCAATTTTGATAAATCAAAACTTATATTTTTATTAGATTTATCAATTTTGTAGTCTAAATAAGACCTCTCAATAGCAGCATCTTTTAATTCGGAAAGGAAAATAGGACAGGGTGAATCTTCTAAACAAATATTATTTTTAGATGTTAGAAATATATCAATTAACTTCTTAAGAAGATCTCGTTCTGTTTTAAAAACTACTATTGTATTCTCAGGAACCCCACATGATTCAGCTATCATTGATGGTAATTCGCCCTTATATTTGTTCCTCTTATTTGTACCGATTAATGTAGTCTGCATTTCCGAAGATTTTAAAAAGTCTCTTACCTTTTTTGGAGGTTGTGTATTTATTTGGGTATTCAAATAAACCTGATTATTTCCTACTAATTTTTCAGTATCGCGTAAATAAGTAGTGTGGTCAGTATTTCTATTTAAAATTTCGGAATTAACATAATCTGCTATTTTTTTATTATTAATATAGTTTTCTGTGGATAAAATCTTTCCAGATAATTCAATATTTTTCATCTTTAGACATTTTAGATAAACCTCAACAATTTTTTTTGGATCTCTTCCAAATAATTTTGGAATTTTCTCCATTGGTTTCAATAATTTTTGCGCTAATTTATTGCGTTGTATGGGAATATTATAATTGAACATACTTCTACCAATATCTTTATCAATTCTAACAATACAAACAGCTATTCCATAACTATGGACCTCTCTTGCCAATAAATCGGCATATTTTTCAATTTGACTATTGACCAGTATTTGAGAACCTTGAGTTACATTAGTTGAATTTTGATTATCAATTCCATTTGAAGAAAGAATAATTTTACCATTTATTTTTTTCTGCTTCATATGTTCAACTGCCAATTTATTTAATATCAATATTCTCTCCATATTTTTTGTATGCAGTTCATTAAATACATTCTTATCTGTTCGAGTAATTTTAAGGTTAGTATATGAATTTATAGGAAGATGAATAACAATATCTATTTTATTAAATTCTTTTATTGCGGATTTCCACATATCTCGTGTTTCATCCTCATTCATAAAATCAGCATGTCGTCCCCTAACATTTTTATTAATTTTTTGGAGTTCCTCAGTTAATTCAATTATTTTACCTTGCTTACGTCCTGTTATAAAAAGATTAATTGGTTTTTTTACTAACACTTTTACTAATTCTAATCCTATTCCATTAGTAGCCGCAGTCACTAAAACAGTTTTTCCTTCTAATTCGGAAGAAAACTTCTCAATAAAATTTCTTCTTCTTGAAATAAAATATGTAATTGCTATAATGAGGACTAATAACAATAATAAGGTATAATAGTTGCTAATCATTCTATAATTATTATATATTTTTTAAATTAATTTCTTAAAATATACTATATAAATGGTTTTTGAATTATTCAAAGAATATAGCACAGTAGAAACATTCGAAGGACGTCCTATTTTAGGACAAAATGAAAATCCAGCAAAAAATGAAAAATTGGAGAAATTATTGGAAGACACTAATAATTTAATTAAACAATTAAGTAATAATGGTGTTGAAAATCAAGAAGCAAACGATAAATTAGTTGAATTAAAAAATAATGTTAATAATGTAATGTTGCGTGTAGAAAATGAAGATTTAACGGAAGAAGAATTAGAAGAAAAAGTTTCATTTTTTGAATCAGTTATGGAAAAAATAAAAGATATTCTTAGAAGACTAGGTATTTTGAGTGATGATGACGAAGTAGTCTCCAACGACAATGGAGAAGCAGAAGCAGAAGCAGAAGATGATGCTGCTGATGATGAAGGCGACGACCAGGAAGGCGACGACCAGGAAGGCGACGATAGTGCATTTGATGAATCGGATGATATTGAAGGATTCGCTAACCAAATGGGTCATGTTAATGGAATGACTGGAATGAAGAAAGTATTAAGTTTAGATCTCCTACTTAGAAGTGTTTTATACGCCTGCTTATTTTACCTATTGGCTCATCCTGATACATTCAAATTTGTTGGAAAAGTCTTAAAACGAGTATCTAAATCAAATTTATTATATGTTCATATGCTAGTCTTTGCTGTATTATATTACCTTCTTAATTTATTTATCTAATAAATTTAATTAAGTTAATCTATATTTTTTTTTTATAATAAAATTATAATAGAATGTCAGAACCTATTTTACTTAGTGAAGTTAAAAGACAAGAATCAACATGGAAATTAGTAAAACCACATATTTTTATGATACTTTTATTAGCAGTATCTCTATTAGTAGTATTATTTGCTAATTTTTATTCATCACAAGCGTTACCGATTACAATTTTCTCAATAATGCTTCTTATTCCAGTGTTGATAGTTTTTAAAGATAGTCTTCCTGATAGTATTCCTGCACCAATAAGAAAATTATTAGTTGAAGAATCAAATCGTCCAAAACCCAGTGAAGAAGAAAGAAAAAACTTTCCAAAAACAACAGTTAAAAAGAAACAAATGTTTTTTACAGCTGCGATGTCAATGACAACAATTCTTATTGTGGCTATAATGACAAAAATATATCCTGACTTAAATAATACCATAACTTATCAGCAAATTATAAAAAGAAAAACTGGTCTTAAAATATTATCCGCTGTTGTATTAACATGCTTTTTAGGTGTATTAGTTATCAACTTTCAAGAATTAATTGATATTAAAATTAAAAAAAATGTAGAAAATTAAATTTAATAGGTATTTAAAGAGTTTTAAAGGATGTTAATTATCAATATAATGGACGAAAACAAGTATTTATTGAACGTAAAAACAGTTCAATCTTCTGCGTTTAGAGTTTTAGTCGAAGCACTAAAAGAAATTCTTACAGATGCTAATTTTGAATTTGACTGTAATGGTATTAAAGTAATGGCAATGGATTCTAGTCATACAGTATTAGTTCATTTAAAACTTAATGCAAAAAATTTTGAGTTTTTCCAATTGAATAGAGAAAAAATTACAATTGGTGTTAATATGATTAATCTTTTCAAACTTATAAAAACTATGGGTAATAATGACACATTGTCACTTTTTATTGAAGAAGATAACGAAAGTGTTTTAGGAATTAAGTTAGAAAATAATGATAAGAATACTAGAACTAAATACGAATTAAATTTGATGGATTTACATGAAGACAATATTCATTGCCCACCAGCTGAATTTGAATCAGTTATAACACTTCCATCTGTTGATTTCCAAAAAATTTGTCGTGATATGCATAATTTAGCAGATAATATAGAAATTCAAAGTTTAGGAAATCAGTTAATATTTAGATGTAATGGTGATTTTGCTTCCCAGGAGACTATTATTGGAGAAACTGGCAGTGGAGGTATGACATTTTTAAAGAATGATTCACCAGATGATATAGTTCAGGGTATTTTTGCCCTCAAGCATTTGGTATTATTTAGTAAATGTACTAATTTATGTAGTAATATAGAACTATATCTTAAAAATGATTATCCATTAATCATTAAATACTCAGTAGCAAGTCTAGGAGAAATAAAACTCTGCTTAGCACCTAGAGTTGAAACATAATAACTCATTTAATCCTTGTTTTACAAGGTTTATTTTATATTTTTATTTCTTATATATAGTTATAAGTTGTAATAATGAATAAAACATTAGAAAAGTATTTTAATGTAAATGATACATTAGAACCTATGAAAGGAGGAGGAGATGATGAACCAGAAATTGAAAAGGTAGCTGTTGCTGTTTCATTAGTTAATGAAAATGAAAGTGGAATTGAAAATGTAAGAAGTGAAAATGTAAGAAGTGGAAGTGTAAATGGAAATAGAAGTGTAAGAAGTGAAAGAAGTGGAAGTGTAAATGGAAATAGAAGTGTAAGAAGTGTAATTGGAAATGATAGTGAAAATGATAGTGAAAATGAAAGTGGAAGAAGTGTAAGAAGTGTAATTGGAAATGATAGTGAAAATGAAAGTGGAAGAAGTGTAAATGGAAGAATTGGAAATGAAAATGAAAGTGGAAGAAGTGTAAATGGAAGAATTGGAAATGATAGTGAAAATGAAAGTGGAAGTGATAGTGAAAGTGTAATAAGTGTAAATGTAAATGAAATTGGAGGTGATAGTGAAAGTGATAGTGGAATTGAAAGTGATATTTCTCAATTGGTTAAAGATTCTGAAAAGAATTCAAGAATCCGCACATATTTCAAATTTTTTGAATTATATAACTTAGATAGACTTTTAAAACTCTCTGATAAAGTAAAAAACCATTATGGTATTGATATTAAAGAATTAGACAATCATAGAGATGATAATTTAAGAATTAAATTGACTAATTCATTTATGGACGTTATTTATTTTTGCTTTTTATCAAAAAAAGCAGATCAAAAATTTTGGAGCATTTTATTTAATAGTGAATTATCTCATATTTTGGAACAAAAATTTGATGAAGTCAAAGAATTGGATATTGATGAAAACATTGAATATGTTTTTGAAAATGGAAATTTGCATGAATTATTATTCGACACAAAAAGTGAAAATGATAGAAGTATTATTTCATATGAATTAATTCTTGAGTTTATATACAGAATAAAACAGGAATTAAAACAGGAATTAAGATTTGGGAATGGGAACATTTCTCTACAAGAATTATTTGAACATTTAAAAGTAAGTACTGCTTATAAAGATATATTGATAAAAAAACAACTAAAATCTCTAAAATTAAGAGTAACTAATACTGGTACTAATACTGGTAATGCACCTGAATATGTTCTAACATTAAAACAATTCAAATCTAACAAATTACCAAAAAATATTTCTAGTAGTGTTGAAGGTAAAACTATATCAATAATTTTTAAGGGAGTTGTAACTTCAAATATTGAAATTAAAAAAATATCAAATGTTTTTGATTCTATAAAATCTGTTATTTTAAACGAAATTAATTTAAATAATGATAAAGCTAATTATTTTGATTTAAATATAAACTTTATTGAAAAATATTTTATAGATTTCTTTAATGGATTTGGATTATTTCAAAATGATAAATTTAATCTAATAATGAAAAAAAAACCCAAAAGTTCAAATAGAGAAAATGAAATATCTGGAGAAAATGAAAGATCTGAAAGATCTGAAGAAAATGGAGAAAATGAAGAAAATGGAGAAAATGGAGAAAATGGAGAAAATGAAGAAAATGGAGAAAATGAAGAAAATGAAGGAAATGAAGAAAATGGAGAAAATGGAGAAAATGAAGGAAATGGAGAAAAT